CAACAGGTACACCACCAGAGGCTAACGAAGTCTTAGCAGCATACGGTCGTCTCTGGGCAGCAGACATTACAGGCAATAAACACACTGTCTACTGGTCTGATACACTTAACGGACATCATTGGACAGGAGGTACGTCAGGCTCGCTAAATGTCACTACTGTATGGCCTACAGGCTTTGACGAGATAACGGCTCTAGCGGCCCACAATGGCTTCCTAATCATCTTTGGCAAGAAGTCTATACTGGTGTACTCAGGGGCCTCTTCTCCTGCTAATATGACGCTTACAGACACCATAGAAGGCGTTGGTTGCATAGCTCGTGACTCAGTACAGCACACAGGCACTGACATTATCTTCTTGTCTGAGACAGGTGTACGTAGCTTTGGCAGGACTATACAAGAGAAGTCTATGCCTATGCGTGACATCAGCAAGAATGTACGCACAGACTTGTTGTCTTTGATTTCTTTACAGACTAACCCCATCAAGTCACTGTACAGCTCTGAAGAAGCCTTCTACCTGTTAACACTTCCTGACAGCAACACTGTGTACTGCTTTGACATGCGTAGAGCGTTAGAGGATGGCTCACACAGGGCTACTACGTGGTCAGGTATGTACCCTCTGTCCTTTGCTGTACTAGAAGGCGGTGAGATATACATAGGCATCTCTTCAGGCATTGTTGAGTACAAGGACTATATGGATGGTACGAACAAGTACGAGATGCGCTACTTTAGTAACCCTATGGACTTTGGTAACACATCTAACCTGAAGTTCCTGAAGAAGTTTAACTTGACTATCATTGGTGGTCAGAACACACCTACTACACTTAACTGGGGCTATGACTACACAGCTAACTACACTAAGCAAGCTTTTACATTTGCTTCTAGCAACATAGCTGAGTACGGTATAGCTGAGTACAATACCACAGGCGAGTACACATCTTCTATCCTTATCAACACACCAAAGGTTAACACCAGCGGTAGCGGTGAGGTAGTAACCATTGGCATAGAAGCAGAAGTAAACGGTGCTGCTTTCTCAATTCAAAAAATCGACATACATGCTCTACTAGGGAGACTTATCTAAATGTCTAATTACACTAAGACAACTAACTTTGCTACAAAGGATTCTCTCCCTTCAGGCAATGCTGCGAAGATTGTGAGAGGAACAGAGATAGACACTGAGTTTAACAACATAGCAACAGCCAGTGCTACTAAGGCTAACTCAGCTGATCCTACATTTACTGGTACTGTAACAGCCGCTACCGTAAACGTGACAGGCACACTAACGGCTGACACAATTACTGGAGGGTCATACTAATGAGTGCTATGGGTGGTGGAATAACAAGTGATCAAGCAGCAGGCTTTGACTTAGGAAGTCTTTTTGGCAATGTTTCTGGGTTTTTAAATAATCCTGCAATTAACCAGGCACTACGCACAGGTGGTGAGTACTACTTAGGCCAAGAAAACATACAAGATGTTAGGCAGTTTGGTCAAGAGATACAAGAAGGTGCTGGAGTCTTAGCAGAACAAGCCCGTGCAGGCACAGAGTTTAGACCCTACACTGTTACAAGTGGCCTAGCTAACATAGCTACTACTCCTGAAGGTGGGTTTAATATAAACCTGTCTCCAGAGCAACAGGCTTTACAGGCGCAGCTACAGGGACTTACAGGAGCAGCAGCAGGCTCTATAGGCGGTGGGTATGACCCCAGAGCTGGTCAGATAGGTGGTGCAGCTTATAGTCAAGCACAGCAACAGCTAGGGCAAGTAGGTGCTATTGATCCTTCTATTGCAGCTCAACGTGGCGCAGTAGGTGGGCTGTTTGGTCAGACACTAGGTCAAATGGGTCAGCCTACAGGCTTTGAGGGCATTACTCAAGCAGGTCTTGGAGGCGCTCAAGCGCAGCTAGGAAGAGCTGGTCAACCTGCTGACATTGAAGCTTTACGTTCTCAGTACGCAGGACTTGCAGGAGCTGCTGGTGAAGGTTTGTTAGCATCTCCTGAAGCTCGACAAGCTGATATTTACGAAGCTATTAGAGCTACACAAACTCCAGAGGAAGAACGTCAACGTCTGGCTACAGAAGAGCGTCTACTTGCTCAAGGCCGCTTAGGACTGTCCTCTGCTGCTTATGGTGGTGCATCTCCTGAGCTGTTGGCACAAGAGACTGCTCGTCAGGAAGCTATGGCTCGTGCTGGTCTATCTGCTCGACAGCAGGCATTGGCAGAACAACAACAAGGAATGGCTACAGCTACGGGATTAACAGGACTAGCCTCTAATTTAGCTGGACTTTCTTCAGACTTAGAAACAGCAGGAATAGGGCGAGGCACTACACTCGCAGGCTTAGGTCTGCAAGGCGCACAAGCAAGCCGTGGATTTGAGCAGCAAGACTTAGCTAATCTTTTACAACTACAACAATCAGACATCAGTGCCGCAGGACAGCAGCAGGCTCTACAGCAGGGGCGCTTGGGTCTAGGCGCAGGTTTGTTCGGATTAGGTACACAAGCATCTCAGTTGCCTTCACAGCTACAAGGGGCTGACATAGCTAATCTTCAGCAAATGATGGCAGCTGGTTACTTACCACAGCAGCAAGCGTTGTCTATGCTGTCTGCTAGTCAAGTACCTGCTGGTTATGCTGACATTGGACGTAGGACTGGCACTGAGCTTATGTCACAGCTACAGAGAGCTGGTTTGGAAGGTCGTCTACAGTCTGAAGATTTGGCTAATCAGTTACGTCTTTCTCAGCAGCAAGCTCTACTAGGTGGTCTACTGGGTCAGCAGCCTACATACGCTGAACAGCTACAGGCTGGTAAGTTAGGAATTGATTTAGGCGAAGCAGCAGGATTGTTTAGTTCGCTGTTTAATTTAGGAGGAGGTTAAAAAAATGGCTAGACAAGATATTGCAGGATTATTAACAGGCATTAGCAGCACACAGCAGCCTGTACAGCCTATTCCAGGTACTCCAGGCTTCCGTGGACAGTTTGGTGCAGCTAGGGCGCAAGGCTTAGGAGCTGGTGTAGGTGGGCTGTTACGTGGTGGTGAGCCTTCTCCGCAGGAAAAGATACAGGGTGCTATGTTTGAGCTAAGCAGCGCAACAGATAAAGCAGGTGCAGCTAAAACAACTCAGCAGCAGATACTTGATTTAACTAAACTGGCTCAAGTACAGCAGGTACAGGGTAACCCAGCAGGGGCAGCACAAACTGCGGCGCAGGTTCAGCAGTTGCGAGAGCAAGCGCAGAAAGAAGCATCTGTTAAGCAAACTTTAAAGACTAGACAGTCTTTAATAGCTCAGTTGTCTCAAAATAAAAAATATGAAAATGTTATTCCTTTAATTTCCTCAGGTGTTTTCGATAATAACTTTTCTGAGTTACTGCCTATGCTAACTCCTGAAGAAAAAGGCGTGGAGTTAAGTAAGCCGTTTGCTGGTGAGTATAACGGTAATCCTGTTATGTTGTCTGTGAGAAGCGAAGTAGGGCAGGACGATGTAGTTGTAAACGCTTTAACCCTAAAACCTGCTGATCCGGGCACTACTATAAATAAAAACGGCACATCAGTAGAAGTAAACTTAGGTCAAGAAGGAAAAAGCGCGTTTATAGAAAAACTAGGCGAAAAAAGAGCAGGCAGTCTTATAGATCAGTTTGAAGATGTTAAAGCAGCTTCTTTAAAAAGCGATGTGATAGACACGCAATGGGATACAATAAGCCAAGGCGCAGGTATTCTAACAGGCACAGGGGCTGAGCTAAAACTAGGAGCAGGTAAATTATTAAAAGCTGTCGGTTTAATAAGCGGTGAAGGAGAAGAATTAATCAGCAATACCGAAACATTTATAGCTAATGCAGGTAATCTTGTTGCTGAGGTTATTAAAGCGTTTGGTGCGGGTACTGGTCTTTCTGACGCTGATAGGGAGTTTGCTAAAGGAATTGTAGGCGGTACAATAACTCTTGATGGTGAGTCTTTAAAGAGACTTATTAAGTTACAAGCTAGAGCAACTAGGAAAAAGATACAAGAGCATAATAAACAAATATCTAAGTTAGGTGAAGAAGTAGCTCAATTTGGAATGGTTGTAGATGTTCCTGAATTTGCTTGGGCTTATGATCAACCGCCTAAAGTAGATTCTGAAGTTCAAGACCTTATTGATTTTTATACAAATCAAAACTTAGGAGCGTCTAAATAATGGCTGAATTAGACCCTGTATTACAGAAAGCGTCAGATGCTTTAAAGACAGCTCACGCGGCTGGCGATACCGAAAACGCTCAAAAACTTGCTAATTACATTAAAAACTACAGTCCTATGCCTGTTATAGACACTGCTGTAGAAGAGCCTGTTGGTTATTTAGATCAGCTTGCTGCACTTCCTGCTTTAATTCCTGACGCTGTTAATAGTTTTATGGAAAGTTTTGATGAAAGAGTTGAGTCAGCTAGAGGAACACGACAAGCAGTGCGTGAAGGAAGAGTTCTTCCAGAGGTAGGGGCTACTATGAACACAGTGGCGTTAGGTTTTGGAGTTCCTATAGACGTAATAGCAGAAACAATAGGCACAGGCGTTAAAGGAGTAAGTTTATTGGTTCCCGATGCTGTGGAACAACCTGTTATAAATGCTGTTAAAAACTCTGCTAATGTTGTATTAAACACTTCAGCAGGGCAGCTGGCTTTACAGGCTTTGGACGGAGGCGCAGAAGAATACCAAAGACTAAAAAAAGAAAACCCTGAAACATTCAAAGCAATAGAGGCGGTTGTAAACATACCTTTGCTTCTAGGGCCTAGCGTTTTTTCTAAGCCTATTTCTAATTCAATAGGTTCAGCAGGAACTAGAATTGTAAACACTAGCGATAAAAAAATAGCTCAAACAAAAGAAAAGTTTGTTAATGACCTAATAAAACCAGTGCAAACAAAAAAGGTTTTAGAGGAACAACTACCAAGAACAAGGGTAGAAGGTGTTTTACAGAAAGCTGTAGTAGACTTGACCCCTGATGAAAAAGAAATGTCTACAATATTACAAAGCATTCCTGGCGTTTCTTACGGTAAAACTTTAAAGAATAACGGAATTGTCATTAGAGATTCTATATATAAAAAAGCAGACGATCTGATTAAAAATCTGGATAAGCAAGAAAAAAACAGAATAGCTGCTACAGGAGTTACTGGTCGTATTGATGTGCAACAAGTATCTGACCGTTTGATAAAAGACGTGCAAGATTTAATTGAGACTAATCCTCTAATCAAAGGGCAAAAACCTTTACAGGATACAGCTAATGCCCTACTAGATAAAACTTTACAGCTTTTAAAAGATAAGCCGCTAACTCCTGCAAATGTTTTAAGAGTTCGTCAAGACTTAGACAAGTTTATACTAAAAAACAAAGGCAGTGTTTTTAACGCAGCAGACGAAAACGCTTTAAGTGTTCCTTTCAGAATAATTAGAGAAACTTTAAACAGTGTTGTTGATGAGGCTGTGCCAAGCGCAGGAGTTAAGAAGTCTTTGAGGGAGCAAACTCTCATGTACAGGGCATTAGACAATATAAACCCTAAAGCAGCAGAAGAAGCCGCGACAATATTAGGAAGAACAGTACAGAACATAACTAAAGTTCTTCCTTATGAGAGTCAAAGAGGTTTGTGGTTAGCTAATGCCGCAGTGTTTGGAACGACAGCCTCTGCAATTTCTTTTCCTCAACTAATACCGTACATGGCAGGGGGATTAGCTTTAACAGGACTAGGCAAGGTCACTATAGGTACTGCTGCTCCTGCTAGAGTTAAGAAGTTATTTGGTCAATTATTACAAGCTACGGATAAAGCAATTAAAACCTCAAAAAACACTGCAATGGTAAAGCAGTTACACGCTGATAGAATCTATATTGCTGATGCTTTAAAAGGATTAGAAACAGAAGAGGAAAGCGATGTACCAGAGTTATTAGCTAGGCCGTAACAAAAAGCCCTGTGCAGTCATCTACACAGGGCTTTTTAGTTTACATTGAGGCTTATTTGAGTACTTTAACTAGTCATATCAGGACTTTCTTAAACTATCTCACATGCCCCACCTACACATGCTAACTCCTGACTTCCTGTCGTGTTATCCTCTTCCTCGTACTTCTCTAGGTCATTCCAATCCACACCCACTGGCATTGCTGCTACTAACTCATCATACT